GCGCTAAAAGCGTTGGCAAACACTACGACATCGTTAATCGCGGTGAAGTAGTTGGATCAATCTGTTTTAAACCAATTGTGTAAAGAGTACTATCATGAAGCAAGAACCAATCATTCACCAAGGCATACCTGTTAAATCAGTTTGCTACCCACAAATCCCTGCAGACGATCGTAGGTTTGTATGGACTGCCGGTGCAGACGTGCAATCCGTATGGCGTCGCTTCGGGTGGAAACCCCTAGAAGAAACAGGGAAGCGAGCAGTCAATGATTAAGTACAATGACTACGACGAGGCCATCATTGGCCCCGCATACATTCACAGAGACCACCAAGTGGTTCATGTACTTGTTTACGACGCAGAAAAAATCAGGGATATTCTCGTGACGCGCGACGGCATGTCGCACGAAGAAGCACGTGAGTATATTGAGTTCAACATCGAAGGTGGTTACTTAGGCATTGAGACGCCTGTGCTTGTGTGGCCAGATGATATTTGGGATGAAGGCGATGAAGAGTAATTTTGTGAACAATCACTTGGCCATTGGTAGCCAACAACCCGTACATAGATTACAACTTTGTAATAAATGTGAAGAAGTACGACCGCCGGAGGGCGGCGTGCAAATGAATTCCGCACGATGGATTTGTGCCTCGTGTTGGACTGATCGCGTCAATGGACGTAACTTGAAACAACTTAAACCAAAGGAACGCAATGACTGAAAAAGTAGACAGCCTACAAGTAGGCGGAGCCCACTATAAAGAAATGCCTGTGCAACCATGGACAGTGATGGCCGCTGTGCTATCTCCCGAAGAATTCCGTGGGTTTCTCAAGGGAAATATTATTAAATACTCTATGCGTGCCGGACGTAAAGAAGGTAGCGACGACTCAGGTAAGGCGCTTCACTACATTCAAAAATTATACGACGTACAGAATGCGGAAACGTAGCAAGTATAGGCCACGCGCCATACTTATAAACACCATCGGGTATGTACTCGAGGGGATGACCCCAGTAGCTAAGCACGATCAGTTTCTCGTAGAGCTTAAGATTAAAAATCACTTGGCAATGGCTACCCTAACTAAAGGGTTGGCAACGCGTGTTGATATTGATACTTTGATTGCCACAGTGAACATTACTGAAGCTTTGTACAGATTGGGCTTTGGTAAAGAATATGCCGACGTAGTAACAGAAGGGCTCGATGCATTACGTGACGTTGGTAGACGTGGTGTTAAGACGGGAAGGTTTATCTTAAAAGCATCTGAGATGAACGCACTAAACCTTGTCATGGAATTGCATGACGCGCAGATGGACTTAGTTACTGTAAAAGATATGGACAAAGCTGTTGAGCTTGTTCGTGAAGAGTTTCGTCAACGGAAAATGAGACCTATTGTGGAGAAAAATTAATGAACGCTATTTACGAATTCCTAAAGAAGTTATTTACCCGCGTTCCGCTCGCAGTGACGGATGAACACTGCCCGTATTGCCACGGGATCGGCTATGACGCAAGTGGGTTTACATGCAGTTGTTTGCGGGAGAAAAAATGATCTTAGTAGACACTGACATAGAACGTAAACGCTGTGCTGCGATTGTGCGCAGATCAATCGTACGCAACAAAAACAACATCATGCACGTGCAGATACTTAAACGCGTGCTCGAGAAAATAGTTAACCCGAGGAAACCAAAATGTACAGAATCCCAAGTGACCTCTCCGAACTTGAGCTGATGCTTGCCGACTCGCAAGCAGAAGGCCGACTACTACGTCATCGATTAGATATTGTGTCTGAAGAAGCTCTCCGTTTGCGTCAGAAGCTAGAACAGATTTACACTGTGGCTTACTTAGCTCTGGACAACAGAGAACTTGATAATATGGATATGAACTAATGGACATACTCACTGTAGATATTGAGACGTACTACGATGCACAATTCAGTTTGTCAAAGATGCAGACTGATGCGTACATAACCGACGAACGGTTTGAATTCATTGGAGTATGCGTTGCGAAGAATGACGGTGATCCCGTATGGTTCAGCGGCACTGAAGCAGAGATTCTTGAGTGGATGCACGTCAACTACGACTGGGGTAACTCCGCCGTAAGATGCCACAATACTTTGTTCGATGGCTACGCGCTGACGCAACGACTAGGTATACGACCGAGGCTATGGATGGACACGCTCCCCCAAAGCCGCATGCTCTACCCCTACTTAGTCTCTCACTCACTTGCTAACTTAACCAAATTCTTCGGATTCCCTGACAAGGGTACTGAAGTTGTTAAAGCTCTAGGCAAACGCCGCAATGACTTTAATCCCACGGGATTAGCGGAATACGGCGATTACTGCAAGCATGACACATGGCTATGCCGTGCAATTGGCGAGAAGATGGATGCGTTCACGCCGCCACTGGAAGTTCGTTTGATCGACATGACTGTGCGTATGTTCACAGAGCCTATGCTTGTGGGCGATGTTGCTGTGATGGATCGGCTATACCACGAAGAAGTTGCACGCAAAGAAGACCTGATGCGTTCGCTCATTGTCGGGAAGGACACGCTGATGTCCAACGACAAGTTTGCAGAACAGCTCGAGCTACTAGGTGTTAGCCCACCTAAGAAGATAAGCCCCGCAACAGGGCGTGAGACCTTTGCCTTTGCTAAAAGTGACAAGGGCTTTACTGACTTGCTCGACCACGAAGACTCAGGTGTTCAGGCACTGGTAGCCGCACGCCTTGGCGTCAAGACAACCATTGCAGAAACCCGTGCGCTCAAGTTCGTGGATACTGCAAAGCGTGGCCCTCTGCCGGTGTACCTTAACTTCTGGGGTGCTAAAACCACTGGCCGATACTCAGGCGGCAACAGCATCAACTGGCAGAACATCCCCGCCCGTGGGCCGTCTGCGGGTTTGCGCAACGCGTTGCTTGCCCCTGCCGGACACACTGTGCTCGTAGGTGACTCGTCCAACATCGAGCTTCGCACAGTGATGGCTTTGGCCGGACAGGATGACGTGGTAGAGAAGTTGGCCAATGGCGTGGACTTGTACTGCGACTTTGCGTCCAAGCTCTTTGGTCGTGACATTACCAAGGCAGACAAGGCTGAGCGTTTCTTGGGTAAGACCGCGATGCTCGGGTTGCAGTACGGTGCCGGTGCTCCGCGCTTTCAAGAGATGGTTCGTATCGCAGCGCGTACTGATCCGGCTGTAAAAGCTATTGACCTTGATCGTGCGTACGACATCGTGAACTTATACCGCTCAGTACATCACAAGGTAGTTGACCTATGGGGTAGGTGTCAGCAAGTAATCCTGCCCGACATTGCCAATGGTTGTAGCCTGATGACTGTGGATGTCAACGGATGGTTTATCACACAGAAGGATGGCTTCGGACGTCCGGGTGAGCCCGGTGTGATGTACCACGACCTGAAGTACGACGGCAAAGAGTGGACATACTTAATGGGCAAACAACGTGTCCGCATCTTTGGCCCGAAAGTTGTGGAAAATTTATCACAACATGCTGCAATGCGGATCGTTATGTGGCAAACTGCACGTATCAACGAACGGTACCCCGTCAAGCTGTCAGTCCATGACGAAGCAGTCTGCGTAGTACCAAATGAAGAACTTACTCAAGCACGCGCCTATATGGAAGAGTGCCTATCTCTAACACCCAAGTGGTGTCGGAGCATTCCCGTATCTTGTGAGACGGGTGTAGGCCCGTCGTATGGTGCGGCGAAATAGGAAACTTATGACCCAAGTAATGCCGCTGTCTTTTAGTCGTCTATCAACATTTGAAACATGCGAGGCCCAGTTTGATTATTTGTACGTATCTAAACGCGTACCCAATTCATCAAACGAAGCGTCCGAGTATGGAGATCGTGTACACAAGTTGCTAGAAGCTAAAGGCCGTGGCGTGCTTGACATGGACTCACTATCTGCTGAAGGGCGTAGCACACTAGATCAATGGGGTAGCGTTGTTGACGTCATCATGAAGCGACCGGGTGATAAATTGTTCGAGCATCAGATGGCTGTCAATGCTGATCTAAAGCCTGTTGACTGGTTCGCCAAGGACGTGTGGATCAGATCAATCGCTGACGTACTCGTTGTGGATGGCGACACTGCGTACTGCCTTGACTACAAGACAGGCAAAGTAAAAGAAAACCCAACACAGTTGCAACTGTTTGCGGCCATGGTGTTCTGGCATTACCCAGAAGTCACCAAGGTCAAGACATCATTCATCTGGCTTAAGTTTAACGAGACAACAAACGCCGTGTACGAACGTAGGTTTCTAGACTCAATGTGGCGAGCACTGAAGCCTCGGTTTGCAAAGGTGCAGGACACGATTGAACTTGGCGTATACAAAACAAAACCGTCGGGCTTGTGCCCATGGTGCGCGGCAAAAGACATTTGCCCTGACGCACGACTGAAAGGTAAGAGATGAAGAATGAAGCTGATGTTAAAAAGATTGTCAAAGATGTTCTCAAAAATGCAGACTTATGTTGGTGGTTTATGCCACCTGCTAATGGCTATGGTCGGTCTGGTATTCCTGACTTTGTGGGCTGTGTTAATGGTTCTATGTTTGCTGTTGAGACCAAGTACGGTAAGGGAACTACTACAGCTAACCAAGAGAGGGAAATATCAACGTTGATTAGATGTGGTGCCAAAGTGTGGATCGTTCGCGAAACGTCTGTTGACGTATGGGCAATTGAATTTAAAGCTTGGGTTGCACTGACATGCTTGTAATACCAGATCAACGTAGGATCGTAATTAACAGCAACGAGAATGCAATGGTGCAATCTCTGATGCCGCATGCCAAACAGTTTATGCATGACGGTGAGTCAATGCTTGCTGTGCCGTATGGCGTAGACGAATCAATCGTGCTAAAGAACTTGGGCTTCAGTGTCCCTGCTCCCATCACGCACTACTACAATTGGCCCGCTCGGTTTGCTCCGATGGATCACCAGAAAGACACCGCCGCATTTCTTACAACACACAAGCGTGCCTTGTGCCTTAACGCCCCGGGTACTGGGAAATCTATTAGCGCCATATGGGCGGCGGACTTCTTGATAGACGAAGGCGTGGCTAAGAAAGTTTTAATTGTCGCTCCTCTGTCGACGCTCACTGTCGTATGGGGCAGGGAGTTTAAACACCACCTGCCGCACCGCATGTTTGTTATTTGCACGGGGACAAAAGAAAAACGTAAACAGTTGCTTGACACTCCCGGTGCGCAATACTTCATCATCAACCATGATGGCTTTAGTAGCATGGCCGCTGAGTTAAAAAACTTTGACGTTGTAATTTACGACGAAGCGACTGCGCTTAAATCTCCGAGCTCACAACGCTACAAGATTTTTTCTAAGTGGATGCAACTGCATAAGCCTTGGCTGTGGATGCTAACGGGTACACCAATCTCACAGACACCTGCAGACGCATGGACACTAGCGCGACTTGTTGACTCACCCACATGCCCGAAAAGTTTTACAACGTTTAAAGACATGGTGATGCAAAAGGTAACTACGTTTAAGTGGACACCACGAAAAGATGCGCTTGAGACGTGCAAAAAAGTATTGCAACCATCGATTCGTTTTTCGCTTGACGAGTGCAAAGATTTACCTGATACTAACTTCGTTGGTCGCAAGACAGAGCTAACACCTCAACAACAAAAAGCGTTTAAGGAAATGAAAGATAAAGCTGTGACTGTGTTTGCAGCCGGTGAAGTAACTGCGGCTAACGCGGCGGTTGTGCTGAGTAAGATGTTGCAAATTAGTTGCGGTGTCGTATACAGTGAGACCGGTAGAATTGCAATCGATGGCTCTTTGAGGTATAATACACTTACTGACTTACTTACGGAGATCGGAGACAAGGTTATTATCTTTGTGCCGCTACGAGGCGTACAAGATCAATTGCAAGCGAAGTTAACTGCTGATGGATTCGATGTTGCATCGGTTCATGGCGACGTTAACAAGAACGAACGCAATCAAATCTTTAACGACTTTCAGCACACGGACAAGCCACAGATTTTGTTGGCTCACCCGAAGGTTGCGGCACACGGATTGACATTGACTCGGGCAAAAGATATTGTTTGGTTTGCTCCCATTTATTCACTTGAACAGTACGAGCAAGCTAACGCTAGGATTCGCCGACTGACAACAGTTGGCAAGACGACCGTTTGGCACATATGGGCCACCGGCTTTGAGGCAGAGTTATACCGCCGACTCCGCGCAAAGCAAAACACATTGGCGGAGTTTTTGAATTTGGTGCAGGGCATCAACAGTGACGATTAGTTAAACAGTTAGGACTTACTTATGAACTATGAAATAGCCGCAGAAAAGTATCTGCAGGTGCGCGGTGCTATCGACGCTCTCGAGCGTGAGCATAAAGCGGCCAAAGCCAAGCTGACAGAAAAGCTTGTAGCCGTTGAGAACTGGATGACTGTGAAAGCACAGGAAGACGGTCTCGAGACAGTTAAAACAAATTTTGGTACGGCCTATTGGTCGACACACCATACTGCGACCGTTGCGTCGCGTGAAGAGTTCTTTGCGTACTGCAAGGAAACCGATGCTTGGGACATGGTAGAAGCCCGCGCATCGAAGCTAGGGGTTAAGAGTTTCATTGAAGCCAATGGCGCTCCACCTCCCGGTGTAAATTTTTCGTCTATCCGTGTTTTTAATCTTCGTAAAGCTCAAGCAAAGGAATAATCGTGAGCAACATCACAACAGTACCTGCACACATTGCAGCCCGTATAGCCGCCCGTCAGCAAGCGGGCACTAAATCAACAGTGGCCTCTGCGATCGTCGGTAGCGACGGCGTAAGTTTTCCACGAATCAGCATCCGCGCAGGGCGTTATCGCTTGAGCGAAGATGGTGTCGAGACAACAGTTGGCGTCACATTAGACACCATTATCGTAGGTGCAAACCCTAGGGTTTCCAAAGTGTTTTACGCTAAAGCGTTTGATGCGTCTGCGGATAATATCCGTCCAGATTGTGGCTCCAATGACGGCCTAAAGCCTGATGCTAATTTTGAGTCACCTGTGCACACAGCTTGTGCTGACTGTCCTAACAACGTGCTTGGCTCTAAGGTTCTGCCCTCTGGTGCAAAGTCTAAGATGTGTGCAGATCAACGTCACTTGGCAGTTGTGGCCGCGGCTGATCCTTCCAAGGTGTACAGCCTTACTGTACCTGTCAGCGGTATGAAAGCCCTGCGTGAATACTTTAAGGACTTAGGTAACTACGGCATTGGCCCTGAAGAAGTAATTACCGAGTTGGGTTTTGATGACGCGGCAAGTTACCCCAAGATTACATTCAAGCAAAAAGGTTACGTTCCAGAGAAAGCAATTTCTCGCGTCGACACTTTAGTTGGAAGTGATTCTGTTAAAGTAGCTACTCGTCAACTTGCTCCACAAGCGGCGGCCCCTGCTATTGCAGCGCCAACGCCAAAGGCCGCTATTGCGCCACCCGCTGTCGACGATGCTTACGAAGAGGAAACACCTGCACCAGTAGCCGCGCCTGTCAAGGCGGCGAAACCCGTAGTTGCTCCAGTAAAAGCGTCAGATGAATT